TTAAAGACACGATATTGAAGACTTATTTCATCTTTGTGCAATCCGTTTAGCTTTAACTTAACAATTTTAGGGAATATAGACTGGAACTTCTTTGATGTTTTAGAATACTTGCCTTCATATATCAATGTTATGTCAGAAGCAAGTTCTTTGTTGATTTGATAAACAACAACAACATAACCTGCTTCATAATCATAATCATCAATAACCTGTTTAGTACGTTCATACTCACTGTCTAGAAAGTTTCTAAACTTGTACAAGTCTTTGGGCTTGAAGAGCACATATACAGAATTCTCATATTGTACGTCTCTTCTTTCATCTTTAATATATCCGTTAATATACCCATTGTCAAGCAACCTTTCTCTACCTATACCAAGAGTGGGTACAATGAATATACTAGTGACAGTCTTCTTTACTTCCATCTTATAATTTTACAACTCCATTATTAATATAATTCTCTCTGGTAATATTCCAAATATCATTCTCAATAGCCCAACGCAGGTCTAGTATTAAGCTTTCAACACCTGGATACTTTTTACCCTTATGTTCAAACCCCTTCTTAGCATCAAGCATAGAATCAATAGTTGTTTGATAGAGCAATGGAGACATATAATTGGTGCTGTCACACACAATGAATATAGGATCTAGAATAGTGTAACCAAGATTTTGGAAGAACCACTTAGCAGCATAGAAATATAAATAAGCCTGAATATAAGCTCTTCTATAGAGATAGTATTCTTCATAAAAGTTTTCTACACTCCATGTGCACTTAAGATCATACACTTGAATAGTCTGTTCTGTATGATCAACAATCACCTTATCCATCATACTCTTAAACAGATGACCATTCACTGTATATCCTTCCACTTGTAACTGATTGTATACAGTCCATCTACCACTATTCACCTTGTTTACAATCTCTGCAGTGATAGGATTACTCTTGAGCTCTTCTACAATTCTATTAGCATTAGTGATGTCTTCAGCTGTTACAACAGTGAGCCCTTTGCTTCTCACTTCTCTAATCTCTTTGTAATAAACCTCAGCATCACTTCCTATGAACTTACCTAGAACAGCATCTATTTTAATTTTAAATCCTGAATCTTTGTAAGCATCTTGACATATAGCTTCAAAATCTCTAGTGATATTACCATCACTATCTGTAGCTTCTACAGTGTGCTTATATAGAGCTTCGACAAATTCAAGCATAAGTCCTGTAGGAGCAGATGTAACAATAGACATGTGAAACTTCTCATCAAATAGATGTTCCTCCATTAATAATGTTTCCACTAGTCTACCAGTGACAGAAGCTTTACTATCTTCATCATCCACCTTTTCACCAAGAACATATTTCTTGTGATATTTCTTTCTATTCGTAGAGAATTCTTTCAAACTAGAAGAACTGTCCATCAACGTAGCTCTATACTGAGCTTCAGTTTTTAATGCTCCTTGTATCATTCTGTTTCATTTTTAGTTAAAAAATCCATATTTCTTTTTAAATTCTTAGGGAGCTTATCTACTATATCATCTAGTATTTCTACATCCCATCCTTTTCCATTCATTGGGTTACCATACACTCTAATATCATCGCTGTACAGATGTTTGATTATTCCCTTTGGAAATCTAACTATCCATACAGTGTTTACATTAATTCCATAGTCTATGATGAACAAAGCTTCACCATCTCCTAAGGGTGTATGCACCTCAATTGTTGGATTTAATTGGAGCATTACCATATTGTTTCTGTTTAAAGGCTGAAATGATTTTTTTCTTTCCTTTTGATATATTTGCTCTACCTTTATCACTCATCGTCTTATATTTTGTACCTTTTTTAGCCTCAGATATTTTTTTTCTAGTCTCTTCAGAAAAAACTCTACCTTTTAAAGCTTTTGCTATTTTATCAATTGCTTCTTGTGGTAATCTTTTTCCTTTATTAACTAATGAAATTTTATCTTTGACTTCTTGTGTACGTGGAATTCCTTTATTCCAAGGAATTTTTCCTAAGTTAGATTTAGAAATTCTAGATTTTGTTTCTTCAGGAACAATTTTACCTATTTGCCATTGAGACATTAGTTTTTTAGTCTCTTCTGAATGTTTTCCTCCTTTTCCAGGAATTCTAATATTAAGAAGTTCTACTAAACAATCTTTATAAAATTCCCAATAAACAAGTTCATATCTATCTAAAACTTCTTGAGAAATATCGTTAGGTAATTCACAGATGATATCAAAATTATGACTCTCTACTCCATATTTTATTATAGAATTATAAAGTCTTCTTTGTTTTATACCAAATGTTTTTTGGTATTGATCAAATCTTCTTTTAAAATCCCAAGTTTGTCCTATGTAAACTTTACCATTAGGATTTGTTATCTTGTATATTCCTATCATTTAATAAATTTTGTATTATTAATAATCTCAAATATGCAGATAAACTTAACCCTAATGAGTTAGCTTTAATGTTAAGTTTTTCTTTAATATCTTTTTGTATTCTAATTAAGATAGTTTCTTCATTTTTCATTTGTATATATTTTGTTTATACAAATGTAATACAAATAATTTAAACTACCAAATTTATTTTTCAAAAGTTTGAAGAAAAGCATCAATTACATAAGGATACATTGCTCTTATTTCTCTTGGTACATGTTGAAAAAACCATTTCACTTCTATGCCATACTCATTACCATGAGGATCAACTCCTTGTGGATGTATTAACCAGAATTGATGTGTTTCTTCACCCAGTGTAACAGATCCTTCATACCACACTTCTGTAAATGAAGGTGTTTTGTTAATTTCAATCTTTACTTGATCACTCATTTCTTTAAATATGTATTATAGTTTTTTCTTCTTTTTCTTTCTTGGTCTTTATGTCATGGCAATGGGAACACAAACATTGTAAGTTGTCTAATTCACAGAATAGCCTCTCTACAAATCCTGGAAGATCTGCTGCACAATTGAGAGAACCCGCAGGAACTATGTGGTCTACATTGATCTTTTTATCAGGAAACCATTGCTTACACTCATTACATTGATATTCAAACTTTTGTCGTTTATTAGGACCTTTATAAATCCTCTTAGAGTTAAGTTTACACATTGTAATGGGCTTCCACCATCTTGATTTCTGTCTTAGTCCACTTCTTATAAAGCTCCAAAATGCAGATTCTGTCATTGTACCAGCATTCCTAGTTTTAGGAACTCTTGGCTTAGCAGCTTTCTTAATTGATTTTTTTTTCATAATAAAAGCCTGAGGACTTTTGGTCCCCAGGCATATAAAATTAATCAATTTTTACGATTCTCTTAGAGATTTCTTCTTTAATCTGATCAAGACTCTTAACAATAACATCCACTTCTGCACTAGATAGAGCAGGTAGATTGAAATTGTATTTCTTAGCTTCTGCAGTGAATCCTTCTCTAGCTTTTGTAGCAAGATTTTCTAATTCACGAACTGCAAAGCTCTCGTCTAGCTCAAGAATATCAAAATCAAGATCGTGTAAAATACTTGTAGCTTCTTCACGTGGTACAGTCATGATTGGAAGATATTCCCAACATCTACCCTTAGATTCACCAATACCAACCACCTTCATAGGGTTGATAAGAACAAGAACAGACATATCGCCACATCCTACATAGTGAATTTCATCACTAGTAAAATGAAGACCTTCTGCACCACAATCATCTGTATTCCATCTGCAAGCTGCAGGGTCCATGTTTACAGCTCTACCAATACGAATATCAAACGTACCTGTATGAGCATCTGTAAATCTGTTCTCTGCTCTGTTAGGAAGATCTAAATAAAGCTCTGTAAGATTACCAATCTTTTCTCCATGATTGATTTCTATAACATCTTCACATTTACCATCTCCATCACATTCTGTACATTTTATATTTCCTTCTTCATAATCTTCTGGAACCCATCCTGTACCATCACAATAAACACAATCTACCATTTCACCTTCATACATAGCATCTACATGAACCAATTTATATTCACCATCTTTTAAGAAGATGAAATAATCATTAGGACTTTTCTTCCATACAGCCTTCACCTTATTATAAGCATTACTTATAAACTGCACAAGCTCTGTACCACCATGCACTGTAACCACATTTCTAAGAGCAGCAAAGAATCCTTGCTTAGTGATTTTGAAAGCATTCTTCTTTAAGAAATTGAATAGCTTATCAGCCACTTCTGCTCTAGGATTTAAGCAACACCACATAAAGAATCTCTTAAGACCTTGAAACTCATCATTATCTGTACCATTGTGAGTGCCAACAATCTCTAAGAACTCTTCAACCATCAATGGAGGAAGACTTCTATTGATTCCTTTCAAATACAATGAACCATCTTTTAGTTCAAACTCATCAAGAGAAGCTAAATAATCCACTCCTTTCTTAATAGCTTGAGCTTTGTTGTATTCAGCTTGCTCTTTTCTTCTCTCATCTCTCACTTCCACTGTTGCTACAAGTGATATCAGCTGTTCTTCTGTCTTTGCATTCTTGGCCCTATTAAAATCATCTGCTGTAGCATTTGACTTAGTAAGCACTGTACCATCCTGTAACACAATAGTGAGAACATCATTTACCATCTTAAGACTTAAATAAATCTTTTGAGGACTTGTGGTGGTGGTTGTATATGTAGGAGCTGATTGTTCCACGTGGAACAAATTGGAGGAACTTTCGTTCTCCAATTGTTCAAATGCAGCTTCTATTTTCTTTTCTACCACTCTTTCAATAGTGTTTTTAAACCATTTTAAACTTAGCATACTTTTTGTTTTTTTTTTAGATTGTTTGTAATTCATTAATTGTTTCTTGTGTAAGCTCTTCATCTAAAGGCTTATCTTCATTTAGTCTTATTGCATAGTGTGTTAAATTCACCTTATGCTTGTGATATTTAAATAAATCAGCCACTGCCTTAATCAAAACTGAATCTGTAACATGATATAAAAATTGGTTAAGCATTGGTTTTAAGAATGGAAGTTTCTCATTTACTTCCATCACTTGTTTGTAAATAATATAGGTTTCTTGATCAAATAAATTGTGTTCTTTAGCAAATTCTACAATTTCTTTCTTAGTTTCATCATCTGCATATCTTCTATGACTGTATTTAGATATATAAGCACTAAGTGTGTCTATCTTGTCAGCAAGATCAGAAGAAACTTCTCTTATAAACTTTGATCTATCAAATATCTCTTTATAGTTATCTCTAAACTTGTCTATTAAGAACACTGTAGCCATTGTTCTAAATGGTCTATTATTACCCTCCATAAATTTTTCCATAGTAATCCAATTGTGCACATCTGCTTTTTGTAAATTGTCAAAGTTTTTATCAGCCACTAATACAAATTCTACAATATCCTTGAAGCAAGACCAAAGACAATCCATCTTCTTCTTGTTAGATTCTTTTGTATATACATGTAGCTTTTTAACCTTTTCAATTTCCTCAAACTTAAATGTTGTAGGAACAAACTTAGCATACTGATCACTTAGATTATTCTCTGTTCTGATAGCCACCTTACCAGAGAATTCTCCCTTCATTCTCACTCTTCTTATTGTAGAACCAGCAGATCCTCCAATAAGTTGAACTCTCTTAGCTTTTAGACCATCTACATAAGACTGAGGAATCTCTATCTTATCAAGATCTACGAAACTACTCTCAAAGAAGGCTAAAATAGTTTGGAATTCAGTGATACGTTGTCTCCACTCAGATTTTGGATGTTTATTTAATTCCAACATTCCTTCGTAAGACTCATAGTCTACATTCTTTATCTTTCTAAGCTTTAAATCAGACTTCTTAATAAATAAACAAGTTTCATTATAAGGAAGAATAGTTCTTAAATAATCTTGCTTTCCCTTAGTGAATCTATCAGAGAACATGTAAATCTTAGGAGCAACACTCCATCTAGGTCTAACAGTTTCATATGAAATAGTTTGTCGATGTCTCTTAGATGAAATTCTATATTTACCTTGTCTGAATGACCATTTCTCTTCATATTGAATGAACATTGTATGCTTCAAATGATTTGCTATATGCTTCCAATCTAACAATGTAACTCCATCCATTTTAGGAGAAGCTATAGGAATTTTAGAATAACTCAATAGTGTAGTGACATCTAATATACTAGAAGGCTCTTTAGAAAAGAAATTAGCAATAGTCCTATCATTATTACTATAGAAATCAATAATAGAAATAGGATTACCTTTCAGATTAATACTTTCATTGTATTTAACCATAAAGACATCAGCCACCTTACTAATTTTCTTCTTTATAATCTCTTTAGCCTCTTGTGTATATCTGAGAGATTCTCTGTTTGGTGTAGGAAACAATCCGTCTGTAAGACTAAAACGTAGAGCAATAGGAATATTAATTTGTGGAATACTAAGTTTCTCAAAATCAATAGGATAGTATACATTATCTAAACATAAATGTAACATTTTAGATTGTGCCATGCTAGAGAACTGATAGTCATCAGCTCTATGAATAACAAAATCATTAACAATGCTACTATCTATAGACTTGTCTACATCAAAATAAACACTTTCAAAATAAGCTAGTTGCTCTTTAATCTTACTAGCAAATTGATATCTATCATAGAAATCAACAGGAATGATCACTTTAACACCATTACCTTCAGTGGTAGGCTTTTCATATAAAAGATCAATACTGTTTGTATCTTCTCCTTCATACATCATATATTTACGCTCTACACCATTCTTTCTAGCTACAAAATAGAAGCTAGAACTATAGGCTAATGGTGCCTTAAAACCTAGTCCCATCATACCAAGCTCTGTATTGCTATCACGCTTGGTTGACTTACCATACTTACTAATGATGTTCACTACATCATCAGCATCTAGACCAATACCAAAATCCTCAACAGAAAACTCAATGGTATCACTATTACTCTTCTTAAGAGATACAATGATTGGCTTGTCAGTGCCTGCTCTTCTGTGACTATCTAGTGCATTACTTGCACACTCACGAACAGCTGAACCTATATCATCTGAGTATAGGTTTTTACTTAACATCTGCATCAAGATTTGAGCAGAATCTAAGTCTAAGGACATTTTTGTAGTTTGTTGAGCTACTCCATCTTCTAAAATGTGTGATTCTGTTTGTTTTTCTAGTATCATTTTCTGATTTTTAATTCTTTTAACATGATTAATGCTTTCTCGTAATTCTCAAGATCTTCTTGTTCTGTTAGAACATCACGTGTCACTTTCATAAATCTCCATTTATTAGGATAGACATAATAAACATTTGGTTTACGAAGTTTAACATCTTGTTCTTCTTTATTTAGTTTTTGTTCTTCCCAATTATCATGTAACCATTTTAATTGTTCTAATAAATAATAGTGAATAGTTCCACTTTTTGCTAGTCCTATATAAAATCCTACATTAATACATGATCCATTAGCTACAGCTATCATATCTCCTTTTACAAGAGGTCCTCCATATTTTACATCATACATAATTAAATAGTTTTAATAGTGTTTACAGTCATGAATTTCATTTTAGCATCATTGTGCATAACTAAAAGAATGAGCAGTTGTTGTTCCACTCCATAATCTAAGTCAAATTCTTGTTCTTCTATTTTTATTCTTATTTCATTTCCATTATCTAATATACTTCCAATAAATTCTCCTGGTGTATTCCAATTTGCAGATTTAGAAGCAAACAGTTGTAAATCGTCACCAGTTTTGATTATGTCATAATCATGTTCATAATCATCCATATCTCCTGGAAAATTCTCTACATAAACTTGTATCTTTTCTTCTTTCATGATTGTTGTCTTTTAATTAACCAAATGTGTTTGTCGTTTAAATTAATATACTTATTTGTATTATGTCCTTCTCCTGTAAATTGATGGATCTTTCTGGTCCATGTATGTACTTTTCCATTATAAGTGTTAGACATCTGTACTTCTTGTATATTTACAGAACACAATGTAGACTTATACAATGGTTGTTTTGTTTTCCAATGTGTCTTCTTTCCAATCATTGGAATCTTTAATATTCTCACCCATCTAAGGTTGCCATCTCCTGCAGCACCTATTAAGATTTCATCTCCTATTTTTAATTGATCAATTTCTATTAACATAATTTAAGTTTTAAAATGGTAGTTCTTGTAACCATTGAATTTCAAATCCATTATTATCCATGAGAATCTTATTCACTTTAGTGAATACACCTTCAGAATCCCATTCTGTATTTCTATAACTAGCAGAAGCTGGATGTGTTAAATTGAATGACCAACTAAATGGTGGTACATTCTTTTCATACCTAGCAGCATCCTTACCTAAAAATACAATAGGGGCTCCTGTATATGTAAGGATTTGCTCAAATACATATTTTGTAAACGGTTCCCATAAATCAATATGAGAGCCTGCTTTACCAATTTCTGTAGTGAGAGCAGCGTTAAGCATTAACACTCCTTGTTCAGCTAGATAACTAACATCAGGATTCTTAAAATGCTTAAGGTTTAATCCGTTATACACATCTTTCTCAAGAGCTTTATAAAATTGTTCTAATGAAGGTTGTAACGATCCTGTTGTAGAGCAGCCCATTAATAAGCCATCTGCTATAGGAACACCATCTTTTAATGTGTGATAGGGGCACATACCTAATAGCACAACCTTTATGTCTGTAGCTTTAGTGTGTTTAAAACATCTAAAGGTGTTAGAAGAAAGAGGAGCAATCTTTTTGCCCCTCTTACCCTCTTCCTTTAAAAATTTATAGATGTCATCACACTCCTTGCTCTCAATGAAAGGTTGCATAAACCTATGCCAGCTCACATCAAACTGATCTTTAAATTTTTCCCAAATCATTATTGTTCTATTAATTGTTTAATTGACTCTTTACACAACTCAATCTCATGAGATGGAGAACCACCTTGTTCTATTTCATCTTGACATAAAGAAACAAATTCCCATATTTCATCAGCCAACTGTGGATGAGCATTTTTTCTTTCAATGGCCCATTTTATTAATTCATTCATAATTATAATATTGTTGTGAAATCAATTTCTAATTGTTCTAAAAGACTTTGCTCAGGCTGTTCTTCTTGCCATTGTAAATTAAAAGACTTAGGAGCATATGTAAGAATCCCTGCTTCATTTACAAAGAACTCATGAGCTGCCATGTGCTTAGGAATCCAAGCTGCAGGATGTGTTTCTTTTAAAGACTGTGTTGTAAACTGATAAAGTTCCCAAAGACTATCCTTAGCACCATAATCAAATGTAGGAGTTTGTAACTCTCTAGAGATGATGTTAAGCTGTGTAGATGTAATGATTGATTCTTCAATAAACAATCTACCAATCAATTCAGCTTTTGTGCGTGATGTAATCTCCACTTGTTTCATCTGGTCTCTTTGATTCTGCATTAATGTAAATGTTTCTGCAGCCTGAGAGATGTAGTCTGTAATAATCTGTGGAGTGATTGATTGAATTTCTCCCACATGCTTTCTTTTATATGCACCAAAATCTCCTGATACACAACCATTTTGACAAATGAATATGCGTGTACCAATAGCAAACTTAAGCGTTAAACTCTTATCATAACTATTCTGCCAACCAATCTGAAGCTGCATTTCACTATCAGCTACATTACTAATACTAAATCTACCATTAGCTATCTGACCAATTTTTGCAGATGAATAAGTTTCCTTATCTAATGTAAAACCTGCTTTCTCAATACCATTTAATGTAAGATCAATCAATTGTGCATGACTCACTGGCTTATATGTTCTTGTTTGTGCAGGAACTGGTGCACTTAAAATAAGTTCCTTCGTTGTGTTATATGTCTCAGTCATTTTCTGATATTTTTATTTCTTTTTCAAAATATTCGCTTAAAATTCCTTCTAGATTTTCAATACTTATACATTTTATTTCATCTTCTTCTGTTGTAGATAACCATTCTATTTGGTCTTGAATACATTCTACAAGATCATTTATTGTCATAATAAATTTTTTTTCTTTAAATAATTTTCAATTGCTCCCATACCATGTTCTTTAGCTAGATCAGCCCAATCCTTAATACCTTCTGTTAAATACTTTCTAGGAACATTACAATAGCCAAAATCAAACAGCTTAGTTATTTGCTGACTGTTTTCTACACCTGTAACATCACTATCAAAGCTTAAGATTTGTATATCAGAATTAGCTTTTAGATATTCCACATTCTCTTGAGAGAAGCATGCTATACCTTCATTCTGAACAGCACAGCTACAAGGAAATATCTTCTTCATCACCATATAGTCTTTCTTGCTCTTATTGATGAATGCTGTATTACAATAGCGTATGTCTTCTCTACCATCCATAGTTGTAATAGGAACATTGTTAGGCACCCATTTACTCTTTCTATCAGCAAATGGCCTATAAATCTTCCAATACTGTCCCTCATACAGATAACCAAATGTGAGTTCATTCTCTGGAATAGGAAACCTACTCTTGTTTAGATAGACAGACTTGATTGCATATACATTATTATCTCTAAGATCTTGTATGTCCTGATGATACTGATTCCAATAAGCTAATTCTTCTTTAGTGAACTTTCTGGTCTTCACCTGAATGAGAGAATAACGTTTCTCCATTTCAGGCTGCTTATAAGCAGAAACTATTTGCTTATACAGTTGTCCACTTGCTCCATTAGATATACCCAAACCAAAATCTCTATCTATCATTCTAAGTACATCATCAAATGATGCTAGATTAAATAGCATCTTGACAAACTGAAAACAGTTTCCTCTCTTATTAGTGTCAGCAAAGTCTATAAATGATATAAACCCACGCTTATTACCTATTATGAAAGAGGGGTTGTCTTCTTTTCTAAATGGAGAATAAGTTACAACATTAAGCTTAAAGGGATGTGGCATGTAATATCTAAATATATCATACTCACTAATCTTGCTTAGTACAGTTTCTGGTATGAGTTCTTCTTTTCTCTTTCCTTGTATCATACACTAATAAATTAATTGAAAAAGCCCCACTCTCGTGAGGCCTTTTCTTTTGGAGGGGAACTATTAATAACTTCCATCATCATCAGCAATAACCTTGTCTGATTCAACTAAGTTATCACTTGGATCATATTCTTTTAAGTCTTTCAAAATAAAGAAATCTGAACAACCATATTCACCTGTAACAGTTTTTACAAAACGCTCATGTGGTTTAAGTTCTTTAGGTTTCTTATCCTTAATACTTTTAATCAATGTTGGATTGTCATAATCTGTCAATCTAAAATGCTTAAGGTGATAAGCAGGTAGGAAAGATTTGTTAAATACACTTTGATAAGACTTAGCACCATCTTCTTTCTCCACAGTTTTAATTGTAGCTAAAGCAACAACGTTAGTGGTTAATTCACCACCAATTAAGTCTCTAAGATCTTTAACATTACCCTTCATCAACTTCTTCCATTCTAATTCTAATGTAGATTCAGCATCTTTAAGATCAAGATTGCCCAACCATGCTCGTAAGAATGTAAATAAGTTCTCCTCACCTTCAAATGCCACACGATATTCTCTGCTAGTGAACCAGTCAGGGATATCATTAGGATCTTCAGCCCAGGTACATTGACTTACACTATTGATATATTGTTTTTTAAGACCATCTTTACTCACCTTCTCTTTATTCTCTAAGAAGAATACCAATTTGAACTTCTCTTGGTTTTTGATTTCTTCTAACCAGATATCCACTCTAAGAGATTGATTACCATCTTTACTCTTACCTAGATATTCAGTTTGTTTAGAATCTTCTTTCAATTCCATATTTAATATGTCCTTGAATTCTTCTATACTAGGATTGATTGCTACAACCTTTCCTTCAAACAGTCCTACATACTTCTTAAATTCTGTACTTTCAAACTGTTCTCTTTTTTTACCGCCAATACTGCTCATAGTTTTGCTTTTTATTTATAATAGTTATCTACTGAATTTGCTACTTCCTGTAAGTTGTTTGGAATTAAAATCTTCTCAAACATACCATCAGGACTCTTCGCTGGGTATTTCTTAAATCTATTGGTTACAAAGTTGTATGTTGCTGACCCATCTTTTCCCTCATCAACGTGAGTGTAAAGACATACAGTGAACAAACCTTCTAACACAATTTGGTTGTCAATTAATTTACCTGCTGTTTTAATCTTATATCCTATAATCTCTCCACCATCTTCAATAGTTTCAGGGTGAGTGAAATAGAACACTTTGATATCATCACGCAGTTTTCTAGCTGTCTTAAATAGTTCAACCATCTCTTTAGCCATTATACTAAACTTCTCAAAACCCTTGATAGAGATTTGGTCTAATAGTGTAAAGCCCATTAAGTAGTTTGAATCTTCGATGATTATGTTCTTAATGTGTGGTGCATTCTTAGAAACTTTCAAAAGCTGATCTATAATAAGATCAGCTCTGTCAATTTCCTTGTAGTTTTTGTTTTCTTCATTATACAGCTTTTCAGAACCTCTGAATGGAAGTTCTTTCTTTGCTACATTAATGATGTAGGTTTCTTTTGGATCTAGGTGCTTAATTGATGTGGATTTGCCAGTCCCTGTTTGACCAACAATTCCGATTAATTTACTTGACATCTGGGTTGTTTAAATTAAGAATAAAGTCTCTTTTTAATGTTACTGTATATTTTTCTCCTGTAGAAAGTTTTACCACTTCTACAATTTGAAGCTCAAACTCACTAAATTCACAGAGTTTATTTTCTAATTGTTCAAGAGTTAATGGTGAAATCAACTCTTCATTAACAAAATCTACGAATGCATAAAGTTCTTCTTTCACTGGTGTTGCTTTTACAACTGGTTTTCTTGTTGCCATTTTTATTGTTTTTAGGTTTATAAATTTACGTCAATTTCTTGAGATTTCAAAATATTTATCTTCTTTTCTACAAGACTTGGATCTTTAACAACTCTGTCATAAAGCTCTTCTGCATTCTTCTTAATTCCTGTCCCAATGATGTAAGCATCATTCACTCGAACAGAATACCAAGGTTCTTTGTTAAACTGTGTTTCTTCTACTAATTCAATTTTCATACGTATTTAATTTTTGTGTTATCAAAAAACTCAAGAGCATTCTTGAGCCATTTCTGTTCTACTTCTTCTGTTGAGCATATGATGTCTATATAGGCTTTCTTATCTGGATTGGTGTATTCCATAGCCATACATCTATTAATCTTTTGTGCTAGGTTTTCACCATTGCTATCAAAATAATTAATTATCACTCTATTGAGAGGTTTATATGTTACCCCTGTGTTACCTATCTTAACAACAGCTAAATGGTTTCCCTCTCCTTTAGCAAAAGCTTCAAATGTTTCTTTATCTCCAGCTTTGCTATGATAGACAGGAATTCCAAGACCATCTGCTATTTTAGTTACACCACAGAACACAAGAATCCTTTCATTCTTATATTTAGTTAATAAATCTCTTGTCTTATTAAACTTAGCTATGCTATTCTGTATAATCCTCATTCTAGCCAAGCGTAGAAACATTGTGGGCCTATCTTCTCTCTGTAATTGATCAATCACCCATCCATAGCTATCAAATTGTTTCTTCTCTGTTCTTTTCTTACCCTTATAATCATTAATGATTATATTATCTAAGGGCACCTTCACAACATTGATTTCATAATCTGTAATTACACCTTCTTCAATAGCTTGTTCTATTGTATATGTAGCTAGAACATGCATGTCTAGTTCTTCATTCAGGGTTTTCTCTGTGTTCTTAGAGAGCGTTCCTGTAAGACCAAGCATATCTACGTATTGCAGCTCATTTACAGCCTCTATTTGTGCTTCAGAGAGCAAATGTATCTCATCTAGTATAACTAGGTCAAATACAAAGTCTGTGTGTTTTTTAATAGATAGATGTGTGGTGTATGTAATGTTTGGGTTCTTATATTTCCTGGTCTTAAAGTCTGTCTCCCAAGAGTCTTTAATCTTAAGATCTGGATAGGCTATTAATACATTGATGTTTTTTGGTAATTGCTCTAATATGTTTATTGTTGTGTATATTTTGCCAAAGCGTGGACATAGGTTTAGTATACCAAACTTCCCATGTTTAAGCCATACATCAGCAAACTCTTTCTGTCTCTGGTCTCTAATTGTTAAAACCTTTGCCATAAGATATAATTGTTGTAAATGACCAAAATAACCATTCTACATTAATAGCTATGTATTCATCATTCTCATTAAGACTATTCATGATGGCAATTGTTGGTAGAATTACTATCTGCCACCATGATTCTGTTTTACTTGGTAGGGTGTTATACGTTTTACTTACTATATTCATTTCTTTAAAAAATAGGTTTTATTAATAACTGATTCATAAATAGTGTCTGTCATTTCTGACTTTCTAGGTAGTTCTTTAAACATCCCCACCTGGCCAAGAAAACCAAGACCAATTCTCATATCATCTTCACCATAGCTATTCTTGATTAGCCTTAGGCTTCTAAAATACTTTGCACCCATTGGATCTTTAAGCTTCTCAAGATTGTAGCCTGAGAAATCTGCCACCTTATATCGCATAGGGTCAAATAGTGCTAATACAACATCAGCATCATCTTGTGTTTGTGAGCTGTCTTTGAAATCTTCTAGCTGTGGTTCAACATCTCCATTCTTCAGCCTCATAAAGTTACTAATATCTCTATTAAACTGACTAACTACAACAGGACTATACCCATAGAAATCTCTAGCATATCTGAGCTCATCGCTCATTTTGTCAATAGCTTGTTTCTTTGTAGGCTGGTCTTTAGTTGTCTTCAATAGACCAATGTGATCAATAATGACAATAGTTATTTCATTATCATCATTAGGGATGTATTTCTTATTATATTCATCTGCTTGAATAATTTGTCCACGCTCTAATGCATAAGATTTTAGTTCTTTAGCTATTCCTACAGGATTCTCTGGTCCATCAATGATTGTAATCACTTCTTTCATTCTTTCCATATAGTCTTCATACATCAAGAATATATCATGTTCATCTTTGGTCATCTTTTCAGTCCAACCTAATAGCTTATTCACAGAAATAATTATCCCATGATCAACAAAGATCTTTCTAGAAATCCATTTAGCAAGTTTATATGTTTTACTTCTCTCCATAGATCTATACCATATCTTAAGCTTTATATCTGTTTTATTAGCCTTAGATATATACCAATCAAATGGATTAAGAACATAAGCATCATCAATGAAACTTGTCTTACCAGAGCCTGTCAATCCACCCACTAATGTGTAAATGCCTTTTCTGATACCAATATACTTATTGAGTCTGTTAAACCCCATAGGTACACCAGTGTTTCTACCATCAAGGCCTTTTTGTACTTCTCTTTTAAGATCTTCAAAACTCATAGCTTTTCTATTTCTTTTGGGGTCATAATTCTTGTTTTAAATATCTGTTCCTCCTGTTATTGTGGGTTCTTCATCCACTGTTTTACCTTCTCTAATAAGCTCAACAAATGCTTCAAATGTTCTCTGGTTTAAATAAGTTGCTGTTCCCTGCATA